GTAATGGACGCGCTCAACGACGAGCAGTCCGAGATGGCCGCTATGTATATCCGGCGCGTCCAAGAGATGGACCCGCCGCACGTCCAGTACGTCTTATCCAAACTCGATAGCTTAGTTCGGCAACAGTCGTGGGAGACCGCAGCTCTAGATATCGTGGACGCCGCCGAGACGCATGACTGGCAGAAGGTGGAGTACATCGTATCCGAGGCCCAGCGGTCTGGCGTAGAAACCGAATCCGCCGGGACGGACTACGCCTATGACTTTAGCGACCTCGACGCCCGACGCGAACGTGACGAGTATACGATGAAGACCGGCATCAGCGCGCTCGACCAACTTATCGGGGGGTTCAAACGCAGCCAGTATATCCTGCTCGCCGGAGAATACAAAGGAAAGAAATCGTGGGGGATGGGCCACTTCGGCGTGGCCGCGTTACGTCGGGGCTTGAAAGTCTTACACATCAGCCACGAGAACTCTAAAGACGAAACGTTAGCACGCTATGACCGGATGATCGGGCGGCTGACGAAAGAGATGTCACCGAAAGACGTAGAGTTCCAATGGTGGAGCCCGGAGACCGGGACGCTGGTATCCGAGACGTTCCATTGCCAGAGCATGTATAACATTCCCGAAGTCGCTACCATTCGGCGCGGCCTACGCCGCCACCGCAGCCGCCTTATCGTTCACAAGTTCCCGATGTTCTCGGCGTCGATGCTGGATATCAAATCCTTAATCGCCCGGCTGGAAGCGCAGCGGGGCTTCGTCCCGGACGTGGTCATTAACGACTACGGCGATAAGATGGCTCCCGTTGACCCGAGGAAGACCGAACTCCAGCAGAAGATTGAGACCTCGATGTGGCATAAGCGGTTGGCCGACGAACTGAATTGCATCGTCATTAACGCTACGCAGATTGATACGCAGTCCATAACCAAGGGGCGGATTACGAAGACGAGCAGCTACGGGAATAAAGCTATTCTCGGGGACTGTGATATATACCTGGGCCTGGACCCGCAGACCGACAACCAAAAGAAATACGGAGAGACCGTGATGCGCGTTATCGGAGCGCGAGGCGAGAAGGAAGGCGGTGTCGTGACGTTTTGGAAATGCCTCGACGCGGGCCAGTTCTGTATCTTCAGTATGCTCGGAACGGTCGGAGAAGGAGCCGAGGCGGTACAAGTCAAATGAATAAAGGGTAGAATTATGGCTCGTGGAATTAGTTCAAACGGAATGGATTTGAGAGCGTATTTAGGTGACGTTAGCGGCGAACCTATACGCTGGTGGGTGTACGCGCTTGGTATTCTGATTGGTCCAGTGCTACTAATAGCCGGGGTTATAGTCGCGGTATTCTACTGAAAGGATATTCACCTGGAATATGAATATTTGGCTTAAAGACATCGCGCAGTGGCAGATCGGTAAGACTCTCTATCTATCCGTCGTGTTTTCTTGGGACATTGAGCGCGCCGCGCACACCGCCAAGAAGCATAACGGGCCGGTAATTGTCGGCGGGCCTGCCGCAATTCTAAACCGCGAGGTATTTGACGGCGTTGCGGAAGTTCGGGAGTTCTGCGAAGTAGCCGAACCGTTACTTATGCACAACCCGCTGGCAACCTTTACGACTCGGGGCTGCGTGAACCAATGCGAGTTCTGCTCCGTGCCAAAGACGGAGGGAGGCCTTGTTGAACTCACTAACTGGCGTCCCGCCCCATTGGTTTGTGATAACAACTTCTTGGCCGCGAGTACGGCACACCAGCGGCGGGTAATCAATACGCTGCGCCACTTCCCTCTTGTGGATTTCAACCAGGGGCTTGACGCTCGGCTGCTGACGGCGGGGGCACTAGACAACCTTGCCCGACTAAAGGCCGTGAAGTTGCGGTTCGCATTCGACCATATTAACCTTGAATCTCAAGTTGCCGACGCCGTTGCCCTATGCCAACGGCGCGGGCTGCATGACATTGCCGTCTATGTACTGATCGGGTTCAAGGACACTCCTACTGATGCCCTATACCGACTACGCAAGACGGTCGAGTGGGGCTGTCTGCCTTGCCCGATGCGCTACCAACCTCTTGATACCAACAAGAAAGATTCCTATGTAGGTACGAACTGGACGGGGACAGAACTACGAAGAATGATGCGGTACTTCTGGAAATATCGGTTCCACTACAAGACCCCGTATGAAGAGTTCCGCCCTCCCCTAACTAAGACCTTATTCTAATGAAATATAAAGACCTGACCACGGCGGAGCTTGTTTACATATTCAGGGGGGCGGACTTTCGGACCGAACCGTTCGTCCATCAGAAGCAAGCGTTAGCTTTCGCGTTAGAAAATCCCCGCTCCGCCCTGTTTTTAGATATTGGACTCGGTAAAACGCTCACGGCGCTCTACTCTACACAGCAACTTGGGTGCGAACGGATACTTGTCGTCTGCCCCAATAGCGTGGTCAGCACTTGGGTGGACGAGACGCGAAAGCATACCGACCGCTCTATCGTCGTGTTGGCCGGGGATCGTAGCGAACGCCTTGACGCCTTACGTTCCGGGGCCGAAGTTAGCGTTATCAATTACGAAGGGCTGCGCGTCCTTTGGGGGAAGCGGGTAGAAAGCCCATTCAAGGATGGGGGCAAGGTCCAGTACGTCCCGAATATCAGCGCGATTGAACGCGCCGACTTCGACGCCGTGCTAATAGATGAGTGCCACCATATCGCGAACCATGAAAATTTATCCACTTCCATCATCCATGCGCTTACGGACCTGCCCCCTTGCGTTCATCTTCTGACCGGGACGCCGGTGGCCAATTCGCTTCTTGATTTGTGGAGCCTGATGTTCTGCCTTGACCAAGGCCAACGGCTAGGGAGAAACTACTGGGCCTATCGCAACAAGTATTTCCGTAAGGCCGGGTTCAAGTGGTTGCCCAAGAAGAAGTCACCGGACGCTATTCTATCGAAGACCAACGAGCTGTCCATCTCGTTCAGCCGGGACGAATGCTTCGACTTGCCACCCAAGACCTACGAAGTTCGGGAAGTCGATATGACTTCCGAGCAGAAGCGCATCCAAGCCGAACTGCTGGCTGGTCTGAAGATCGAATTAGCGAATGGGTCGGTCACTCCGGCTAACGCCTTAGTCGTCACGACCAAACTGGCCCAGGTCGCCAACGGATTCTTAATCGACGACAACGGAACAGCCCACGCGCTGAAAGGCGGCAACCCGAAGGCCGATGAGTTCCGTAGTCTGATGTCCGAAATGGGCTCGAAAGCTATCGTCTTTCACCGATACGATTATGACGCTACCGCTATCGAATCCGTATTGGAAAAGAAAGGACTCAAGTACGCCCATCTGCGGGGCGATTACCGCAAGGACTTCGCTGCCGAACTGGAGCGCTTTCGGACGGACCCGGACTGTTCCGTAATGGTAGCCAACGCTCGGTGTGGTGGTGAAGGCGTCAATCTCCAAGTCGCGAGCGTCTGTGTGTTCTACTCTATCGACTACTCCGCCGTCAGCCGCGAACAGGCCGAGGGGCGGATATACCGAATCGGCCAAGAGCGTCCGTGTCTGTTCGTGGACATCGTCGCTAAGGGCAGCATCGACGAGGCGATACGGGACGCCGTACAGGGGAAACGTGACTTGGGCGAGGCAGTATTAAAATTCATACAGATAAATAGTTGAGAAAAAGAGGTTTACATTTGCCGGGCTTGACCGTATATTATAGTAACGATGGGCAAGCCGAATAAGACATTTGAGACTGACGAACGAATCGGGGGCCGACCCGAACCTACCTCTCTCCACTTGGTGTTTGCCCATCAAGTCGGGTCGGTCCTCCTTTAATCGGAGGTGTCAGACATGCCGGTTCAATGCGACGCGGGAGCGAGCGTACTCATTATCATCCTTCTGCTGGTTGGTATTCGCGTCCGGGAGGAAACTATGATGACCCCGGAAGAGATAGCCGAGATTGCGGTATGTCGCCTGACGGGAACGGCCCCGGCGGATACGCGGGACTGGTCGTTCCACTGTTGTTGTACAACGTGGAACCGGAACGCCGTAAGTAAGCGGTTCCCAAACGGCGTACATTGTACCCGACTACCCGACCACACCGGACCACACTTCGCGACGGGAGGCACTGACGAAGTGCTGGCCGTCTGGCATAACGAAGGGGACGATGAATGACCACCAACCCCATCGACGCACTACGGCATTACCAAATCGACTTCGCCGAGCCGCCGCATCCCAACGTCACGCGCGGATGGCTCGGCGTCCCTTGCCCGTTCTGCGGCGACTCGGCCTACCACGGCGGGCTCCATCGGGAGTCGGGTGCGTTCTCCTGCTGGAAATGCTCCGAGACGACGAACCTAGCGGGCTACATAAGCCGTATGACCGGGCTACCATACGACGCCGTGTATGAAGGAATCGGGTCAATTAGGGCTATCCCCCACGCTAACGCGCGTCAACGTCTTAGGGAGCGTCTGGGGGCGTCTGGCGGGGTGTTAGAGGCTCAGGATGAACCCCCCAAACCAGCCCTGCCGCCCCTGTTCCTTCCCGTCCGGGACGCACGGAACAAGGAACTATTAAAGCGTTTCTTGGATACCCGCCGTTACTCGTTGACAGACGCCGACGGCTGGGGCTGTGGGGTCTGCGAAGCGGGCCGATATATGCACCGGCTCGTTCTCCCGGTAACGGCTGGCGACGGGTTGGCGGGCTGGCAGGCTCGGGATATGACGGGAAAGGCGAAAGAGAAGTACAGGTTTCCAAAGGGATTCAAGGCAGCGTACCATCTATATGGCCTAGACCGGATAGCTGATAAGGCCGAAGAGGTCGTGTTGGTCGAGGGCGTCTTTGATGTATGGCGGGCGGCGCAGGCGGGCGTTCAAGTCGTGGGGACGTTTGGTGCCCACCTGAATCCGCCACAAGTCAGTCTCCTATACAGCCGAGGCGTCCGGCGATTGGTGTTCCTTTGGGACGCGGACGCTACCGGCAAGGCCCGAGCGGAAGCGTCGGGGCTACGTGGTCTATTCGAGTCTACCGTTATCCGTATGCCGCCGGGGAAAGACCCAGACGAATGCGAAGTGGACGAACTGAGAAGTCTGTTACGAGAGGACGGCTGATCTAATGTCGGGCAAGCGTCGAAAGAAAACCACTCGTTCGCAGACCAAGCTTTCCCGGCGAAAGGGCAAAAAATCACCGACGCCCGGTTACGTCTATGTCTGGCAGCTTCCGGTACCGCTGAAGGAAGAGCTTTCCCATATCGACCACTGGCGTCCAATGGACGAGTTCGCGAAGTCGCAGGGCATTACGAGATGCAAACTACTATGTTCTATCGGGCGGAAGGACGGCAAATACATCGGCATTTACTTCAAGGGGTTCGGCTTGTTCATTACGGTAGACGACTACGCGGAGATATACCGATTCACCAGGTGTCCGCATTGTGGGCAGCGGCTAAGTTTGTAGGATGAAAGGAGCGGTAGGGCTATGGCAAGCACGGACTTTGGAGAACATACGGGACTGGCGGCGAAGATCGGGCAGCGAAGGCTCGCGACGTTACGGAATGACCCGGCGTATGACATCGACGATTGGGTGCAGGAAACATTCTTCGCCCACAAAAAAGCAGTCGATGGTTGGGATAAGCAATACGCATTCACTACCAGCTTCGGGAATATGCTCCGCAACCAAGGCTGGCGGGAAGCGTCACGGCGGAGCAAGATACGCGGGACAATCCATCTGTCGGCTATGGCACGCCCGGAAGGGACGCCGGTAGAGTTCGCCGCGCCGGAAAAAGACGACCCGCCGTTTAGTCTTGATGTTCTGATGGACGGCTGTTCGGATAAGTTGCGGCTGTTCCTGGATGAGTTCGCAAATCCCAGCGACGAGTTGGCCGACTTCCTGAACCACACGAACGCGGACAAAACGCTCATCGGTCGGGCCGCGCGCATAATGGGATTCGACCGCCAAGAGGCGATAGCGATACGCAAGGAACTGGTCGCCCGCTTGGTTGCGCTCCTCGACGGATTACGTCGCTGACGGGCTGGCGCTAGGCGACGCGCTGGGCGAGGCCGAGACAGACGCCGTCGGGCTCGCAGACAATGACGCGCTCGGTGATGCTGTCGGACTGGCTGACGGACTAGACGACGGAACCGCACTCTCCTCGAAGTAAAGCGCCCTGCCCCGGTCGATAATAAGCTCGCCACCAAACCATTTAATCCCGTTCGTCACGTCGATGTTGAACGCACCGTTGGCGATGACTACCCTGGACCCCGGCCACATCGACAGGCTGGTGATAGTCTTAGCCGACGTATCACGCGAGCAGTTGAATAGGCCACCGGAAACGGTAGCGGTCGCAAGCGTCCCGGACGGGGCGGAGTAATGGAATGTCCCGTCGGTCTGCTCTAACGTGGTAAGGTTCCCCACCGAATGGACGAACTCGCCGCCGTGCTGATTGAGTGTGGTCAGGGCGTTCGAGTTCGTTACCTTCCCGGAGTATTGGTGGATAGTCGTAAGCGTACTGGTCGCGGCCAACGTCAAGTCCACATCGCCAGTTGCCCCACGTCGCCCAACGCGAATCGTCGGGACGGTCGCGCCGGTGCGGATATTGACAGCCCCCTTTACGGTTTCCAATACAGTGATAGACCCATCGAGATAGACGGTGGTGGCCGAGTCGGAAACGCGGGCAGTCTCTAAGCCGGTCACGTAGGCGGCGGAAGTGGCCCCGGTGAAGTAGGATGCCGTAGTGCCCTTCCCGGCGAAGACGAATAGCTGTGCGGAGACTTGGACGGGATTGGTGGACGTGCCGCAGTAGCCGGTGTATTTGTCCGTCAAAATCCAGCTTTTCAAACCGATACCGGCGAAGGTCGCGTAGCCGCCGGTCGCCTCTTCGGATACAGTATTGTTAAAGATAACTTCGTCCCAATTTACGGGCAAGGTATCGCCAGTCCAGTTGGCGGCGGTACTCAGATCATTGTCGGAACCGGCTCCCGAGCCAGCCCCCCATACTCTTACTGCGCACATCGTCTACTCCTTCCGGCGAAGGGCCAAGACCCCAGCTCAAAGATTTCTGTAAGTTTTCTCAATTTATAAGGCACCGAATCGTTATATTGGAGTGACGGAAGCTGGTCAATGTTGGTACTCTTACTGGAGGCAGAGTTATGAAAGTTGCAACCGCTATCATTATGTCGTTCCTGGTTCTCGCGGGCGTCCTCGCATTTGCCGCCTACCGGAGTAATGACCTGCACAGGCGGGGCGAAAACCGTATCCACCAACTTGAGAAGGCCCGAGCCGTTCATGCGGCTCGGATGAAAGATGCTGGGTTGCCCTAGAACTCAATATACGCACTTCCAACAAAGTAATTAGGGGGCGGGCTATCATATATAAATCCTTACGACGCTGACGGTGACGCTGACGGTGACGCTGACGGACTAGCCAAAATAGAAGAGCCAAACTCAATAAACGCACTGCCAATAAAGTACGATGGAGAATTAGGCGTCGTGCATCCCGAACAGGCAACCTCAATCCCAAGCTCGTCCAAGCTACTATATACTCTGCTTCCGCCGCCCCACCCGGCCTTCCCAACAGTCGTTGTAAGTTGTACGCTAGGATGAGTACCGCTGTCGCCCCCAGTTGTCGTAAACGTAGCGGTTCCGGCGTCTAAGTCCTCGACCGCTTTGGTAGTTGGGTTCCAGCAGTAACCGATCAGTTTCGTAACCGTCCCGCCCGGCGTTACCCATTTCTGAACGTAAGCTGATCCGCCCGCGCCGTCACGGAACAATAATGTATGTGTATTACTGTCAGTTGTGAGGGCCACGGGGAAAGAGAAATGAATCCACTGGCCACCAGTAGTATCCGCATGAACATGATCGTAACGTGACGCTTCGCCGCCAGTACCTGAATCGCCTACCGTCCCCACGTCCTCTGGCGTCTCGTCAGATAGGAGAGCCGCCGCCCCCGGCGTTTCAGTAAATACGAAGTGGGGCCTTTGCGTACTCTGCCCGTCGCCGTATTCCGTTACCAGCACAAGCGCCCCGGCGGATAAGTTATGAGTCCCGCCCGCCTCTTCCGCGAGATTCGTCGCCACGACGTGCTTGGCCCCGGTATCCACCGTAGTAGTCCCGTCCGAGCCAGTGCGTGTCAAATCATAATTCGCTGTCGTTATCGGGTCATTGATTCCCGCAGTCGCGTCGGCAGACGTTCCGGTTTCCGTGTTTACGACCGCGCTATTGGAGACGTAGCTTTCACGAACCCAGTACCGCTCATCCGCGAAGTCGGCTTCGGTGTTCGGTCCGGTGGCAGTAATCTTGCCCAGCCAGAATCGTTGTGGAATGCCACCCTTCAACAGAGCGCCATACATACTCCAAAGCGAATTGACGCGCTCGACCATCCGATTGAAGTTGGCCGCGCTGATTTTCTTGTCGCCAGACTTGATGCGTTTTACCGGGTCAGCCATTAGTCACTTAACCTTATTCCTAGCGCGTCAAGCGCCGCCGTCGGGTAACAGTTATTGCCAACATCGGGATGGTTCCAGGTAACGATCTGCGATTGGCTATTACCGGCGTCCTCAATCAGCATAGCCATATAAATGAAGTCGAATTCGTGAATCCAATACTCGCCCTCTTTCCGTATATCGCAACCATCAAATAGAACCGACTCGTCCCAAGACGAACCCAAAAACTCGTCTGCGTTGACATGTCCTATCAAATCATATATCGAATTGAAGCCTAGCCTGGCGCGCCGCCGCATAACTACATGAAGGACGGCCTTCGGTCGTCGGACAAGGCGTGTGGGAATTCGCTTACCGTCTTTGTCTATACTCACCATGTCGTACTCGACGGTAAAGTTCAGACTGAACTCCGTTGTCTCGCCTACGCCCCCATCCTCTTCGTCCCCGGACTGGTCGTCGCCGTCTTCACCGGATGATGTGGAGTCTTCAAGATAATTCGAGTACGCCGCCGTAATAACGACTGTACCAGTGTCACCCTTATCCCCAAAATTGGAAATCCCTACGGACTTACAAAGCACCTTGCTCGGTCCTTCAATCTCCGCGCCGCCTTCCGTCGCCGGGGCTTTGCCGTAGTAGTCGCCGATCTTCGGGCGATGGGTAGCCATCGTCGAGCGCGGACAGAGGAATACACGAGTCTTATCTACTCGGCCCTTTTCGCCGTACTGAAGCGTCCGCGAGTCGAGCTTCTCTTGGAATTGGTCGATTGCCATAATCTAATCCTCTACGCGCCGACAGCCCCGGTGCCTGCTACAACTTTAGTGAGAAGCGCATTCGCGGTGTCTAACTTTAATCCGTGCTCTTTCTTCAAGTCTTCCATTGTCTTATTCAACGGTTCCAGCTGATTCTTTAACGCGGAGCTTTTCAATGATGCCTTCTGAAGCCCTCGGGCAAGACTCCACGCACTGCCGGAAGTTACCTGTGTCGAAGCAATAATCTTTTTCTTCTTCTCTTCCAGTTTGTTTATTTTGAAGCTGACCAACTCCGCCGCCTGAACCGCCCGGAGCCCAACAAGTTGCTCGGCGGAGATTCCTTTCTGGAGTTGCAACCGCTTCATTTCAATCTCGTGTTGCTTCGTCAGAACTTCCAATTCGTCTTTTCCCAAAGTAGCGAGTCGGGAGAGAATCTCGGACTCGTAACGCAAACGGGCTCCGGCCTTCTCTTTGCGTTTGGCCTCCTGTGCATTGAGATACTCGTCACCGAGCTTATTGAGTTCCTTGCCCTGAAAAGCCTCGACCTGTTTCATCGCAGCCTCTAGCTGCTTACGCTGGGCCTCGGATTGTCCGGCCTGCCCAGCGCCGAACATCTTCTTAATAGTTTCTTTCCACTTCGCTACTTTCCCCTCAATTACAGCCCGTCGCTTATCCCATTCGTCGCCTTCCGTTTTAGTCATATCCTCTTGAAGCCGTTTCCACCCAGCTTTAATTTCCTTACTCGGAATGAACGTCCCAACGGGCGCTGTTTTACCAGCACCGATTCCCTTCGACGGTTTGGGCGGCTTCCAAGTATCCTCCTGAGTTTTACGCAAGTCTTTCATTTTCGCTTTGAGTTTCTTAAAGACCTCGTCCCGTCGTCGCATAGCATCTTCAAGATTCCCGCTCTTTCCGCCGCCGAGGGTATCCCACGACACGGTATGGCGTGCTTTTTTATTCCACTTATCATACTCTTGCGATAGGGCACTAATGTCATTCTTCAAGGACCGGACTTGACTGGTTCTTGAAATCGCTTTGTGGGAGTCTTCGAGAATCTTAGTAAACTTCTCGATGTCGTCACCCGCCAGCTTCCAGGCGGCAGCTACGTCGTAACCCCGAGCGGCGAGTTTCGTAGCAAGCTCAGTCATCTTCTTTTCTTGTTCCGCTGTCCGGTCTACCGCCTTGGCCAACTCCAAATAAGATTTAATAGTCTCCGCGTTCTGAGTAATAGCTTTCTCATTCGCCTCAGTGACGTTGCCAACTGTAGCCACGAAGTCGTCGAAGACCTTTCCCGTTTCGAGGTCGAGTACGTCGCCAAGCATCCGGATAGCGGGAAGGAGCCGCTCGCCAATCTGTCGGACAAGCAGGAGAAACCCCTGACTAACGCGGGCTAACTGATGAGTCACGGTATCAGTCGCCTTACCGTAAGCCTCTGCCGCCATCCCCCCCGAGTTATACATTAAGTTCACGTCTTTGCCAAAGCCCTCAAGGTCTTGCATCGCGGCGGCGATACCCTTTAAGCCCCGGATATTTGGAAAGATTTGCGCCAACTGCTCCGCGCTCGCTTTTGTTAGCATTTGCAATACACCGGACAATCCCCTAGTCCGGAGAGTCACGGTATTTAACTCGACGCCAACGAGACCTTGCTGCTTCGCGAACTCTTTGAACGCCTCCTTCGCTTCCGCAGTTGGCTTTAAGAACGCCCGCATTACCCCAACAACTGCGGTCATTGCCCGGTCTGAACGAATACCAGCTCGGGTAATTGTGGCGACAGCCGCGAGAAGTTCTTCGAGTTTCAATCCGGCAATAGCGGCGGTCGCGGCGGCCTTACCAATAGACCCAGCCAGTTGGCCAAACGTCAACTTGCCACGCTTCACCGTCGCGAAGAGCATATCACTAACGGCCCCGGCCTTGCTCGCCGCCAATCCGTAGGAGTTTAGGACCGTGGTAATCGCATCCGCAGCCACCTCGGTCTCAGTAAAGCCACCGGCGGCAGCCTTAGCCGATATTTTAAGCACCTCCATCGCCTTCTCGGGAGCGATGGACGCCGATAGAATGTCGTAAAGACCCTTGGAAAGTGTCTGCGTACTCTGCCCAACATCGACGGCGAGCCGTTGGACCTCCTGTCGGTACTGTTGCATAATCGGCATTGCTTTCGAGTCAAGCATCGTGGAGACCATCGCCAGCTGCTTCTCGAACTTAGCGGCGGCGTAGACCGCCCCAATCATCGCTCCGCCTACGACAAGAGCCCAGCGCCTAACTTGTGCCCCGGAGATTTTCATCGATCGGTTAAAGCGGGCCATCTTCCCTTCCATCGCCCCAACTGCCGATGACGTTTTCGCTTTCGCCTTACTTAACGTGGAGGATAAGCCGGACATATCCCCCCGCAGAACTACAAAGGCTTCTCCAAGCTGCATAATCTATTATCCCTTCGGAACGGCGATACCCGCGCCTACCGCGCTTTTACGTCGGCTTTTCTTTGTACGCCGAGGGGGCGGGTCTTTTCCGTTAAGAATAGAGACCACTCCTGGTATCGCGTCAAGCATCATATTCGCCTGGATGATAGTCAATGACCCAACCTCGGCGGGAGTCATTCCATAGAAGTGGGCGACCAGTGGTATCACGTCGAACCATTCTGTTCGCCCTTTCTTACCGGGGGGTCTTCGTCTTCCCCTTCGTCTAACCCGCTCAACTTGGTCGCGATGTCCAACGCTTCCTCGTAGTTCTTTATATGCCCAGCGAGTTTTGCCAAGGTTAAGTCAGGATGCTCATGCCGGAACGAAAGCCACAAGGCGTAAAGCGCCCCATTAACAGTAACAAATTCCCGTAAGAAATCGGACCCCGCCAACGAGTCTTGAAGAAGCGCCCGGATTATCTCGCCCTTTAACGATTCTTCCTCCTGAGACAGTAGGCCTTTCGCGTTTCGGAATCCTTCCAACGTGGCGGTTAAGCGATTCGCCTTAATCCGTTGCTCGAAATCGGCGTAGTCATTTAACGTCAGGGGGCTCATTCTAAAAGTCTGGTCCCCAATCGTAACGTCTACCGGACGGCCTAGTGCCGCTGGTAAAGATTCCTTCGTGATTTCCTCAGCCATCCTGCTCTTTCCTTTCATCCACTCGGCCCACGCCCGGAACGAGCAGGCCGCAACCTCGAATCTTCAATCCGTCTTCCACAACAGTTCCCAACTCCACCTTACTCCGGTCGAGGTCGAGTATGTAGCCGAACGTTTCGTAATACCGCGCCCGTTCCGCGTCGTGATAGAACAACAAACGCAGCTTCGGGTTTCGGTTCAGCTCCCGGTAGAGCCAGAACTGACTGACTGTCCCACGCCACTTCTTGCTCTTGACCGCCGCCGATTTCTTCCAGACGGAATTAAAGGCTGGCGTCGGAATCTCGTGGACAAAATCTTCTATCGTCCAGTCGAAGAATCCGACGTACTCAACCTCGCCGTCAGGCAGCAAGGCGTAGCCGATACCTACCGGGCCGGTCAACCGAGCGTCCATCGTAGCGCTCCTTATGTAGCGCTAGGCGACGCACTCGGACTAGCCGAAGCAGACGCGGACGGACTGGCCGACGGGCTAGGGGCCGCGCCGAATACCGGCGCGCCACTACCACGGAAGTTGCACGTCGCGGTCACGATATCATCTACCGGCTCGGAAATCGAAACGCCGGTAACGAGGGCCGAACCAGTAATGGTAAAGCTGGTCTCGTGCTGAAGCGTAATCGTGGAAGCCGAACCGTATAGTTCCGTGACTGTGATAGCGTTACTCGCGTCCAAGTTCATCTCGAACGAGCCGGACCATTCCGACAGGCCACTAATCCAAGTCCGCCACTGGCTAACCGAAAAGTCGGTAGTATCCAACTCATCAGTTGAGATATCCAGCGACCAGGACTTGACGTTCTGACTCGTCGCACCAAGCGACGTTCGAGACGCCCAGGTTACATTGCCATCTACTCCAGAGAAGGCTGCCATTCAATTCCTCCTTATCCAAAGGCCGGAGCACCGGTGCCCCGGAAGTTTACGGTAGCGGTTACAACGTCATCGACCGGCTCCGAGATAGAAAGACTGGTCACGATAGCGCTGCCCGAAATGTTTCGGGAGCCGTCCATCGTCAGCGTCAAGGCCGCGCTCGCGCCGTAGAGTTCGGTCACAACGACCGCGTTATCCGCGTCCAAGTTCATCTCAAAACTACCAGACCATTCAGATAGTCCAGACAGCCACGTCCGCCATTGCGTCACGCTGAAGTCCGAAGTATCCAGTTCGTCCGTACCCACGTCACAGGACCAGGACTTGACGCCCTGGCTCGTCGCGTCAAACGAAGTGTGGCTCGTCCACGCTACGGTGCCGTCTTTTCCATTAAACGATGCCATTCAAAAACCTCCTACTCGTCAAACAAGGTGATGGACTTTACTCTGAGCACTCGGAGCGTCGCCACCACGGATTCAATATCAGTTGCCGGGGCCGGTACGGGCGTCGGCGTTGGTTGCGGTATGGGTGTCGGAACAGGTGTCGGCGTCGGGATGGGAACGGGGATAGGAATAGGCGTCGGAACAGGAGTCGTCCCAGCGGGAGCGTCCGGCCCCACGTTCGTCACCGGGTTAGCTACCTCCGGCATAGCTACTGAGTCCTCGACGTACACGCGAATACCACCGACCCAACCCATTCGAGTCGTTGCGAACTTCTTACCAGCCGCACCGACCAGACCCGGATACATTCGAGGGAACTGTTTCATGAGCGCCGAGTCGTTGAGTTCGGTCAGGAATACACCGTTGAAGTAGACCTTGACGTTATACGAACCAGCCGCCGCATTCGGACTGATAGCCAGCCGGAACGTGCCCTTGTTGCTCGGTTGCGTCCAGCTTGACCCGCCGATGTTTGCCTCATCGTGAGCATTATTTACCACCCAGCGCAACTTGCTTTTCAGCCCGTTCTCGGTATGGAACGACTTGATAATAACACAGCGACCGAAGCCCCCAACGTCAGCGCCGCCCTGGCTGTTGCTCAATGCCAGAGAGGACATCAGGGCCGGGGCGAGATACGAATTGGTCGTGCTGAGTTGCACGTCCACTTCGACCGCCCAGTCGTTCAGGGGCAATCCAGCGGCGGTCAGGAAGTCGTCGGGCATCCTGCTACCCGCTGCACGGCCAATGGCGTAGTAGTCCCAATGGTCGCCGCTCCCGTTGGCAATGGCCTGGAGGCCGAGCTTGTCGGACACCTTCCAGTATTTACTTCCACCCGACGTAGCCAGCATATCGGGATGGCCAGTCCCGGCATCCGACCACTGGCCGAACGCGCCGGTGAACGAATCGAAATCGTGCGAGTAGACGCATTTCTGGTGTCGCATGGTAAGAGCGGGCTCGGGGGCCGGAACGGTAGTGACCACCATCGGCTCAGGCTCAGGAACTGGCTCAGGGGTTGGGCCGGGAATCGGAACGGCTACGGCATCGCCTGTCGCGGAGAACGCCGTAGCGTAGATGTGCTCGGTATGGTGTGAGTTGCACATGAGGCCGGGCGTGGTGCCGGGGAGCGACTTGGATGCGCGAACATACTCGACGCCATCGACATAGCCGATGTAGGTGTTCCCCTGCCGCACAAGGGCCAACTCCGCCACCCGCTGAATGACAGGTACGTTATCGAACTGTGCCTGGAACTTCTCACTGAATCCGCCACCGCTGTTGAGCGTCCAAAGTGTCACGCGCCGCTCGCCCTTGCCAGAAGCTCCCGTTATTCGCAGGCAGACACCACCGCCGCCCTGTTTGAGGAACGCGGGGAACGCGCCACCACCACTGACGACATACGATGAGGTCGAAACCGTACAGTCGCCCGTCATGTCCGAGGCGGGAACGTATAGCAGGTTCGTGTGCCCATTAGACGGCTCCTGCAACATGTCAATCATACCGCCAGCGAGCTTGACATGAACCGTGTTCCGATTGTTGACAACCGCCCAATCGGGAGATGACTGAATCGGGTCACTATCTACACTCAGGTCTGCATTCATTACACTCATCCTATCCCTCCACTTCCTTTGCTTACGGCTGCGCCTTCTGGACTATCATTCGATAGTCGCAGGTGCATTGCCAATTCTCAGAGGTATCGAACCAAAACGGCCCACTTGTATTTTCCCGGAGCAACATCACTTGCGAATATCCTGTCACGGTCAAGTTCGCCTCGTCGAAGGCATCCCATAACGCCTGCCTTAAATCCTCAATACTATTCCCGCCGCCGTCGCCTGTCGCCGAGGACTGCGTGGAATACATAGAGAACTGCACTCGTGCGTCCTCCAGGTACTGAGTAAACGTCTC